GACTTTTATTTATTAAATTCATAAAACAATATTTTTGTTTTGTTTTATAAAGTTATTTTAAAAAGTGGAAAATAATTTAAGAATTTAAACCTCTTTACTTTTTTTAACTCCTTTCTTTTTCTTTTCTTTTACTTCAATAACAGGTTCAGGTATTACTTCTTCTTTTACTTCTTCAACAACTGGTTCTTTTACTTTCTTAGTTCTTTTCTTCTTTGGTGCTTCTTGAACAGGTTCGGGTATAGGTTCAGGCATAGGTTCAGGTACATGTTCTTCAACTACAGGAGGAACTAATGCGTCAAGTTTGGCTTGTTTCTTACGTTGGTAATACTCGCGGGCTTTTTGCCTTTTATATTCGAGGAAGTCGGTGTCCTTCTCTTTACGTTCTTGGTAATACTTTTTACGTTGTTCATTTACTTTGTCTTTGTTATTACTTCTATACTTTTGTGTAGCCCTCTTTTGGGCTGGTGTATAAGAAGAGTATTTAATTATGACTTCTTTATTATCCATTTAATTAAGTATATATATAAACTTTCCTTTAAGTATGTATATATTTACTTATCAATATATTTAATATCAACAGGCATCTTGAATGCATCAATACCGCCTTTTGTGTCGTGGCTTGTAATAGTTTCAACATCAACTTCTTTCCTTAGACTTGGGTCTTCGCTTCTGAAAAAGTGTTTTAAAATATATTCATTCTTTTTAAAGTCTACAGAATGGTTTAAGTCGTCAAACATTTCCATGAAGTCACTCACATCGTTATATATTAAATTACTTCTATAACGTGAAGCATTAATGAAGTGTCCCAAAGCTAAGCAATAAAAACCACAAGCATTATTTAATAAACTTTGAACGTCTTTCTCTGTATAAGGTAAGCCTTTCCTTCCTATTGTTTTTTCAACAACTGCTTTGACGTGTTCGGGTGCAGGTTTTCCATATGGGTCAAAATAAATAGGTTCCATTTTCCCATTTGCATCTTTATTGACTTGAAGAAACACCCAATGAGAACCGTCATTCTCGTTTCCGTATTCATCAGTTGCGTCTTCCATATTAATAATATAACTTTTGTTAAATGCTAACGGAGCAGTCAACTCATCCTTAAAACATACGTCTTGTAAAGGAATAGACATTTTACGAGCTAAGTCTCTAATTTGTGTATCTGTTAATGACATTTTTTTATTAAGTATATATATAATTATTGCTTTATATATATAATTAATTGGTTTTTTCTTTACAAATATAAACCTCTACCTTTTCCACCGGCATATAAACCACCGCCGGCATATAAGCCACTGCCTTCCATTTCTTCATCGAAAATATGTTGGTATTGTACAGGTAAGAAGTGTTTCATTTGGTAGTTTGCTGAATAAGGTTGAGACACTAAAGCGGGAGGCATAAATACAGCACCCCCAACCATGCCCGCACCTCTTCCAATACTTGCGCGTTCACGTCTTCCATGCATTCCACCAATACCGTAGCCAGTAACAGGAATACCGCCTCTTGCTTCAATGGCATCGGCTGAAAGTCTTGAGTTAATAGCATCTGCACTTGCTTTCTCTAAACCAGCACGGGACATATAGTCATAGTTGGTACCCATCTCTCTATTAATAAGTTCGTTGGCTTTAGCTTTGGCCATTTTACCGGCCAAACTTTTAGCGCCTTTAGTTCTGACGCCGGATAAATAAGCATCGGGGTTTTCGATGTAGTCCATTGCTAAGTTTTGGAGCGCTGCGGCGCCGGGTACAATAAATGGAAGTAATTCAGGTTGAGCAACACCTAAGGAAGTGGCACCGGAGGCAATACCGGCGGTTAATAAACCTTTTACACCAGGTTTAATTTGGTCACCTACTCTATAGGCCATTTTCTTAATACCTGCTTTCTTTAGTAGCTTGTCAAACTTCTTTCCGAAAATACCTTGCCCAGCCATCTCGGGGTTAGTCTCTCTAATTTTTATGTGTTCTTCGGGTGATAGCATTCTATTGGCTTGTATTTCTTCGGGTGAAAGGGCAACTTCAACACCCTTATTTTTAGCAAAGGCACGGGAAACTCTATGATAAGTTTCAGGGTGTACAACTAAGTTACAGCCGGTACCTTTTTTAATTCTTACACTGTGCCCGCGTCTAAGTTTAGACATTTGAGAAGGGCTTGCGTCAATTCCTACAATATGAGTCATTCTATATAATTCATATTAGTAGTTATGTTTTTAAGTTGAATTTGTAACTTTTAATAATAGAATAAACCTATTTTATTATTAAATAAAGTTAAAAAAGTGGAAAATAAAACAGTTTTTTTGTTTATTCATATTATTTAATTATTAAATTCATTATACCGTAGACTGTCAATTAGTATAATATAATTTAATGCTTAAACACGGGCACCGGTGAGGGCGTCGATGGAAATTTCACAACCGTATTCAATGAAGCAATACAAGTCAATAGCTTTGGAAGAATAGTTTTGTCCAAGAATTTGAATAGACTTGGGAACAGACATTTCGACGGGAAGCATTCTTTCAACATTGACATAGTAATAACAATATTCCATATCAAATGACTGTCTACTAATAAGGCCAGAAGTGAGGCCGTCGGTTAAACCACCATTGACGGCATTTTGTCCGTAAAGTTGGTTATTGAACTGTTCGAAGTTATAACGTTCAACGTTGTAAATGGCATTTTGACCGGATACTTGAATGTTGAAGTTACTTAACCAGCACATAGGAGAAGTGGGGCCAGTTCCAGCGGGGTCAAAAGGACTTTGGAAGACGGGGTAACCTTGAGCGAAACCAGTATTACTATTATTACTAAATTGGTCAGCTGGCTTCAACGCAAGGGCGGAAGCAACTGAACTAGCGCTTCCGGCAGTTGAAGAGTAGAAAGGAAGAACTAAAACACTCTTGACGTTGGCAATACCGTTGGTGAGCAAGTTATTGAAGTTACCAGCTGGGGCAATATTGAGAACTTGATATTGGTAGACATCAGTATATTTAATTTGTTTAACAGGTGAAGACAAATAAGCTTGTTCGAATACAGGGTTGAAGGTATAAGCAGGAATGTATAAATATACAGACTTAGACAAAGTACCAGGTTCGCATCCGGCGGCGACAAGAGTTGAGTCTAAGCAAACACCACCGACAGAAATAGCAAGTCTATAGTTGACGAAATACCAACCATCTACAGTACCTCCGGTAATAGCTGTATTAAATAAACCTAAACCTCCGTTGCTGGCACTTCCGGCGGCGACCATTAAGGGGTTGATACCACCTAAGGGGTTGGAAATGGCGGTACATGCTAGGGCTAAAGGGGCGGAAGTAGTTGCGCCGGTGGCGGATGAAATGGCTTTAATATCGCAAACGGTATTATTCAAGTTCATAGTCATCTTCATGAAGACACCTTTAAGAAGGGGGCACATATTGAAGAAACTGTGAATATGTTTGAGGTAGACAGTTGCAACCACAGCCATTTGAAAAACACCTTTGGTTGAGTTATCGAAGGTTTGGTTTTGCTTTTTAGTAATGTAAGACTTCCAGCATTGGGTTACAGCATCGGCACGAATAAGACTGGCATATGTTCCGGTGGTTGTTGCGCCACCAGTTACGCCGGCGGTGTCGAAGTTAATTAAATATTGTCTGTCTCTGAAACCTAAATTTCCTCTGGTTGTTTTATAACTATTAAATGCACCGGAAACAATAGGAATATTATCATAGTCGGTATTATTGGTAGTTCCTTGGCCATAAGTTGATAGAGAGTCAGGAGGAGTATATGCCCAAGTTAAAGGGTCATCAGGATAGAAACCGATGGTGGCGCCTTGGGTATTAATATCATCGAGAGACAATGAAGTCATAAGTTTGAATGAGTTCCACATATTAATATATGGGGTTTGTTGAATAATGGTTGTACCGTTATAGTCGAGAGTAAAGGAGTGAATAATTTGTCCAAACCAATTTTTAAGACCGATGGAGAAGTCGGCAGAAGTTCCTGAAGTTGCAGGGGCAAAAGTTCCACCGCCGGTGATGGTACTTGCGGGGCCGGCTGTTGTATCTTTTCCAACAGTGGGGGCTGAAGTGGTTGCTAAAGAAATGAGGAAAGGAATAGAGAAATAGGCCTCTCTATAAGACATATATTTATTGGAGTTAGAAAGTTGTGATGTATCAATAACAGACTGGTTGTTGTTATAGTTTTGGTTTTGGTTATCAAGAATGTTGAGCCAGTCTTTACGAACAAAAACATTAGGGCTTCCTTCTACTTCTTGGGCTAAGTCAAAAACTAATTTATCGCACATTTTATTAT